ATGACCTTATGGGAGGCCCATCTCGAGGCCACCAGACAGGGTGAGTTCTCTGTTCGTAAGGCATTAGGTTCTACGGCCACCACTAGCAGATCATCCTTGATGCGGAACTCTGCTGTGTTCTGGCGTGGCATGACAATGTTCATGGGGTTTTTTAATAACACCTTGATGCGACTGACCTCTACCGCATGGCGAACTAAGGATGCATGGCGGGAGTATTCGCAGACAGGAGATGGAAAGAAGTTTGCTGGTGAGTTAGGTGTGGCTGGTAAGGACTTGGCATTCTACTTTGCTTACACCGCTATGGTTGAGCAAATGGTTGAGCAGTTCATACATCCAGATGATAAGGCTACGATAGCTGGATCGGCAGCTGGAGCGGTAGGGCACTTAGCATTCCAAGTTGTTCCAATGGGTAAGAACCTATGGAGCGTGGGTAAGTATGGATTTGGGTTCAACCCCGGCCTCACCGTAATGGACTCTGGCATGGATAAGTTTGAGAGAATAGCTCAAATGACTATGAACCACCCAGAGAAATTGCTAACACCTAAAGGACAGATTCTAGCAGCTGGAGCGGCCCTTGATGCTATAGCTGCGTACTGGGGCATTGGTAACTTCCAGACATCTAATATGATTGAGGCCGGATTAAACCTAACATATGGCGGGCAGATACCAATAGATGCTAGGCACTACTGGAATCTATGGGCACGTGGTACAACACAAGACCCGAAGAAGAGGAGGCACTAATGAAAGTAGTCATCTCGAGCGGTCATGGGAAGCACATCCGAGGGGCCGAAGGGCCGGAGCCATGGGGTCTAGACGAAGTTAACGAAGCTCGACGAGTAGTTGATTATGCTGCTGATGTTATGGAAGACCTAGGGGTGAGTGTAACTGTTTTCCATGATGATGTAAGCGACGATCAAGATGAGAACCTCAAGAGGATTGTGGACTTCCATAACAATCAAGGGAAACATGATCTGGATATCTCGGTCCATTTCAACTCGGCCGACTTTAATGGATCGAACCAAACCAACAATCCAGTAGGGACTGAGGTATTCTACGAGTCAAGCTCTGGTAAGGAATGGGCTAAAGAGATCGTAGATGCAATGGCTGCATCTAGTGGATTGATTAATCGTGGAGCCAAGGATGGGAACCTATACTTTCTAAGTAACACAGCTGCGGTAGCGGTCTTGTTAGAGATATGCTTCGTAAATAGTAAAGCCGATGTCAATATCTATCATGAGAAATTCGAGCAGATTTGTAAGGCCATAGCCACGACAGTTGCTGGAAGTGAGGTTCAGCCTGGGCCTACGCCCCCGCCTGCCGAGGAAGGATTGTTTCACGCTGAGGGTAAGTGCTCAGAGTTCGGAGGGCCAGATGATACAGGGGTATCACCCAGCGAAGGCCTTGCTTTTATCTTCGATGTGGACGAGGCTCCACATCTATTTCTACCCTATCAGCCTTCAGGAACTACTGGATTGGCCAGAAGACTCAATCCCTACGTGTGTTACGTCGCCTGTAGATGGGACTATGATGTTACTTCCAAGGAGATGCTACGAGACAGCGGGCAAAGAGCTTTAGTCAGGGCTAACGATTGGGAAATGCTAGCGTTCCCGGCTGACTGGGGACCGCATGGAGACACTAATAGAGTAGCTGACCTGAGTCCAGGGTTAATGGAAGCACTTGGTATTACCACAGACGATGAGGTCGAGGTAATATACCCATGGCCGGAGTGAAGATGGAATGGATTTGGGCTATAGTTAGTTTGACTATAGCAATTGTATTGGCGTATGTCTTGGTGAATATCGCTGAGGGTGCTGTTAAGTCACAAGTCAATGCCTGTGTATCAGACGATGCAGAGGCTGAGTTGATACGAACTATTGTGCTTGAAGGCATTAACACTGGGCTACAGAAACAGGTTATAATTTTGTTTGAAGTATGGATGAAGGATCATAACATTGAGCAGCCTAAGCGAGCGGTCAATGGAACTAACATTGCTGTCAATGCATTTATTAGAGCTAGGGCTAACATATACAGATGGGAGCCGACAATCTGTACGACGGCTCCAAAGCTTCAGTCGGATAAGACAAGGCCAGTACCGTTTCTTAAGGCGCCATGAATAATCGAAGGCCGGTCTTAGAATCGATGTGGGCTACCTTGACTAATTGAGATGCCTCTATCACACCAAGAATAGATCGGACCGTATTGGCGGACGCTCGTTGACATGCAAACTGCATAACCAAATGTTCGCTTACTCCCCTTGGATGTTGCTTAACAAAGTAGACAATCTCGTCCATGATCCGACTGTCTGGTGCGATAGCCCCGGTCTGGAATATTGCTGGCATCCTTGACTCTGCTTCAAGCAGCCAGCCCATTGCTCTGTTGAAGTCTTCGACATCTATCTTTAAGTCCATGCTTCGATCAACGCAGGCTATCATACTAAGCTTTAAGAGATGGGCGAACCGTCTGGTGTTATAGTGTTTGAGCTTAGGATGGGTTGGCTCAGGGGTCATCTTCATTATCTTCCAGTCATTCATTGCCTTAGCAAATCGGTCAGTGTAATCGAACTGGCCTTCCAAGGTCCAGATTAGTTTGAGATCGTAGATCAGTTCAACTGGCTTGGGCGGGCGTGGTGTATTGAATACGTCAATGAAGGGCCGATCATCAGCATAGATCATCATGACCCTTGACATTAAGCCCTGATCCCACACGTAATCCTTGAGGGTATGAATAAGGTTTGAGGGAGTGGAACCAGAGAGAATATTTAGTTGTGGCCGGACAATCTCTATGCGAAGATTATTCATTCTGCGCCCTTCGCTGTAAGGATTGACATCATAGAACTCAACAAGGGCAGCGACTAGGCCACTATCATATTCATGCATGAAGGCACTAAGCTCGTCGGCGACTATGACAAGGGAGTTGTATTCAATAGGAGCGTAGGGGATATTAGCGATGAACCGCTTAGCCTCCTTCATGTAATCGCTTAAGGCCGCACGAGTCATTGACGTGCCACCCCAATGAACATCAGGCAAGGCATCGCGTACTATGTTGGCAGCAGATGTGATGGCACGACTCTTGCCTATGCCTGGGTGGCCGACTAAGAATGTGTAGATGTTTGGGTACAGAACAGAGCCTGTATCCAACCATACCTTTTGCTCAAGTGCGGCTGCTATCATTGTGATAGCCGCCCACTTTCTGTAGATTACAGCTGACTCCAGATTGATCGTATGCTCAACGAAGCCTTCGATCCAGGATGTCAACTTCCGGCGACCTGCGCCGTTTATCATCGGGCTTGTATTCTTTGAGCCCGTTGGGGTTATTCTTGGAGAACTTGCCCCAGTTCCACCCGGTTTGACAGCCATATGGAATTGTCAATGTTCTGTTGTGTTGAAGGGGAATCTCATGATGTAGGAGGGCGAGAATCTTTGGGATGATTTCATCTTCCTTCTCCTGTGGATATTGGACTAAGATCGCGTCGTGATTATCCATGAGCAGATCGCAGATGTAAGCGCCGTGCACTCGTAGCATACCTTGCTTAACTATATCTGATAAAGAACATTGAGGATCGTAAGCGATCGCATCACGAAGGACATCGGCCGAGTCAGTACGACCAAGGAAATGGCGAAGTCGGCCGCTCAGAGAAAGCAATCTCTGATGTGATCTTATCTGATGTTCAACCCAAGAGTGCCACATCTGATGTGCAGGGAATAGCTTGAAGTATTTAGATTGGAACTCTATTACCACGCGAGTATCAGCTTTAATTGAGGCGGCGAGAGTGTCTGATTTGCCTCCATAGTTAGAGCCATGCCCAATTTTCTTGCACATGAAGCGGTAAGAATAATCTCGATAGTACGGGCGCTCGGCGATATCTCGATCTCGTTGTATGTCGCCAGTCCAATGAAGTTCCGGCCAGCATAATTTAGCAACAGTTGTGTGGAGGTCTTCTCGCTCACAGGCATCAAGATAACCCCCTCGCTTGAAGAGGTTCCATTCGATTGCTCCGACGACACGGGACTCTCCTTGCTCTGCATCAAAGTTGGCCATCTTCATGCCAGGATCGGCGATGAACATGGAGCGAAGACCTTCTTCAATGTTCTGTAAGTTACCGCCGGTCCCGAACTCAGAGAAGGACGATGAAAATCTGCCAGTCGTGGTGCCTGCTATATTGTAGGAGGTTCGTACTCTACCATCGGAGTCGATCTTGGTCATGAGGACTTGAAGACGTTTGCCCATCTCACGCAGTTCAATCATATGCTTAACGACATGCACTGCAATAGGATACATCTCAAGCTTTTCTAGGGCAGCTCTGTTAACTGTGACCTTACCTTCTTTAGTACGTTCTTCGGGTATGCGGAATATGTCATAAAATAGATAGCGGAGACAGTCTGGACTACGCCAGTTGAAGCCAGCGTAGTCACAACCTTCACGAACAATACGCTCGAGATTGGTTTCGAGCTTGTCGATAGTGTCTCTATATTGCATAATGAGTACACCACGTTGACCTTCATCTATTCGGACCCCTCGCATACGCATATCCAAGACCGGGGCTTGTAAGGCCAGGGAGAATTCATAGGTCTTGGTCGTGTGCTTATCTAGCTGTGGGATTAGGACATCAAGGATTTCATAGGTAAGACAACAGTCTAGGCCGTTGTATACCCATTCTCTCTCTTGGGCAGTGATGGACTTAGGCGTAAGCTTTGCGGTGTTGATGACTTTCATCAATCATCCCTCTTAAATCTTGTTGCCTTAGTCTCACGCATCTGCTTCCATGCTCCTTCATCTGTGTACAAACTACCTA